CCTAAAACCGAGCAAGAGATCCAAGAACGTGATGAGGATATTAATGTTTGGACTGATGTGGTTAAGCGTGAATTACCTTTGACTGAGATATCAAAGCGTATGTCCGCTGACCACTTGGACAATATCGTTGATAAAGCTCTATTGTATGGTTCTATACATAGGAGCGATGGTAACGGTATGGTTAATGGCCTTATGTTATCATCTAATGTCATATTGATACCAGATCATTATTTTAATGAATTTGGAGATCAACTTGACTGCACGTTTCGTAAGAGAAATCCAAATGCTACTGGAGGTAAATTTACCGCCCGTATTCATATCAAATATACTCATTTGATTCCCAATTCAGATTTAAGAGTTTGCTATATTCCAAATGGGGGTTCATTCAAGAATTTAGTTAACTTCTTTCCAACTGAAGAGATGCCATCTGTACCTTTCCGCATGCGTTGGAGAAAGAAAGATGGTGAAATGATTGTCGCTAAAGGCATCACAGTACCTGGTATTGTGAGTACGTGGAAATCGTTTAAGGGAGGAGCATATAAGAATTTGACCATTAATACTTTTGATGGATTGTGTGGTGCTACATTAGTATCGGACACTAATGGTAGTGTGATACTTGGTGTCCATTTAGGTGGTACGGCAAATACACCAGTTGGTGTTTATGGTAGTATTACACAGCAGGAATTATTCACGGCATTTGCTGAACTGCGTAAGATGGAAGGTGTCATTTTGTCTGGTGAAGCAGGGAAATTTGAAACAACTGTATTAGGTGTTCAAGTATTGTGTAATGAACCTCTTCATAAGAAGAGTGCATTGAATTATTTGCCGGAAAATTCTCAGATTGAGTATTATGGGTCATGTCCAGGGCGAGCTGTAACGAAAAGTGATGTTAAAGTGACTCCTATTAGTCCACATATTTTGGATGTATGTGGTGTTCCAAATATCTATCGTGGTCCAAAATTGAATCCTGATTGGTATGGATGGCAAACGTGTTTAGCCAATTTGGCTGTGCCTGCCCACCCTTACCCTCATGATCTATTGGAGATAGCAATAAAAGATTACAAGGAACCATTACTTGAAATTTTCAAGTCAAAATTGTGGCGTGATGCGCGCCCTTTATCTGATCATGAAAATTTGTGTGGTATTCCGGGTAAGAAATTTATGGATGCTATTAAGTTAGATACTTCTGTGGGTTTTCCACTTACAGGACCAAAACGTGACCATGTAATTGAATTAGAACCCACTGAAGAATGGCCTAATAATAGGGAGTTAGAGAAGGAATTGATGGATGAGATTAAGCGTGTCGAAGATTGTTATCGGCGCGGTGAAAGAGGGTATCCTATTGCCAAAGCGTGCAAGAAGGATGAGATTCTTACTAAAGAGAAGTGTCGCATCTTTTATGGGAATGCATTATCTTTAACATATCTTATTCGTAAATATTATTTACCTTTGCTTCGTGTTCTACAAATGAATCCACTTGTATCTGAATGCGCTGTTGGTATCAACTCGCACGGACCTGAATGGCAACAATTCCATGAGCA